TTTGGATCGTACACCGGTTCGGGAAGTACCGGCAATACTGTAACAGTGGGATTTCAACCTGATTTTGTAATGGTAAAATCATCAGATGAAGATGAGCCTTGGTTTGTATTAGATAGTAAAAGAGACACAAGTAATCCAAGAGATAATCGTTTAATGTTTGATGCTAGTAACGCTGAAGACGATGGGAGTGTGCATACTATAGATTTTAATTCAACTAATTTTGTATTAAATGGAACTTCAGGAAATGGAACAAATGGAAGTTCAAAAAGTTATGTATACTGGGCAATAAAAATAAATTAAGATGATAGCATATATACTACTTGGGATATTTACATTATTGTTAATAATAGGACAAGTTAAAAATGCTGACATAATCATAGCACCTATAACAGGATTTATGGTAGGTGCATTATATAATAAAGAAGACTTTGAAGATGGAACATGTGATACGACTTTGCAGTGTGCTGTAGGTTTTATAACTTTGAGTGTAGTATGGACTCGTAACATAAAAGAATAAATACTATATTCGTATATAGTGTAATTAAATTAAATTAAATAAAATGTCAAAAAAGAAAATAACAAAAGAGGAGCTTGAAAATTTACAAGCTAAAATATCAGTTTTAAATAATCTACAATATAAGCTAGGAGCATTAGCAGTAGACAAGAACAAAGTTTTAAAAGCATATGATACGGTCCGTGAAGACTTAAAAGCTATTCAGGTTGAGCTAGAAAAAACTTATGGACGTGTTAGTATAAATGTTGAAGACGGTACCCTCACTGAAACAGAAGAAACAGATGAGCAAACTGATAAGAAAGATTAGTATTGGGAAAGACTATAAAACAGACGCAATGCACTACGCTGTTGGCCAAGAAGTTTATGGAGGCCATACTATATGTGATATAATAGATGAAAAAGATAATTACTCTATTTACATAAAGAAAGGTGCAGATGTATTACCATGGAAAAGTTTTAATAAAAACATGGCTATATCCGTTGAGTATAATTTACAATATTAATGAAACCAATTTATTCCTTTTTAATAAAACCTAAAAAAGAAAGATACGACAATACAAAAAAGATTGGAGATAAAGAGTTAATATTAAACACGGATATATCTGATCATAAGTTTGTAAGTCGAGAAGCAGTGGTTTATGAAACACCTATAGCGCGTGATACACATATTAACAGAGGTGATCAGCTTTATGTTCATCATAACATATTTCGTCGTTGGCATGATGTTAGAGGTATTGAACGCAATAGTAAAAGTTATTTTAAAGATGATTTATACTTTTGTGAACTTGAACAAATATTTTTATACAAGCGCGATGGTCTATGGAAAGCGACTGAAGGATTTAGTTTTGTAAAGCCATTAGTTAATGAAGATAAATTTTCAATAGAAAATGAAAAATCTTTAACTGGCGTTATCAAGTACGTAGATAATACGAACAGCTTTAAAGTAAATGAAAAAATAGGGTTTACCCCTTTTAGTGAATATGAATTTGTAATTGAAGGTGAAAGACTATACAGGGTAATAAATAAAGAAATATCTATACGTTATGGATTTAAAAAAACAGAAAGAGAGTATAATCCAAGCTGGCTATAAAGCGGTTGATGAATTAGTTAAAGTAGCAAAAGAAGCTATAGTTGAAACTGATGACGACGTTTCTGCTGATAGATTAAAGAATGCAGCAGCTACAAAGAAGCTTGCAATATTCGATGCGTTCGAAATATTAAATAGAATAGAAGTTGAAAAAAACTTACTTGAAAACAAACCAACGCAAATAAAAGAAAATACATTTTCAGGGTTTGCAGAAAAAAAATCTAAATAATGTCATATCAACAAACATTATATAAGATTATTGAGCCTATTAAAAAAACTACTATTAGTAGATTAAACAAAGGTAAAAAATGGGAGTACGGATATAATGAAGAACACGATGTTATTGTTATAAGCAAAACAGGTAAGATAGGTATGGTATATGAAATACAAAACCTACGAATAGCTTTACCTGCAGAAAAAGATGTGTATAGCAAAGATGATATGTGGGTTCCTCATGACTATCCTAAAGAATTAAAAAGATTAAAAACAATATTTGATTGGAAAGATTATCCAGAAGAATTAAAAGAAAAATGGTATGCGTACATTGATAGAGAGTTTACTCGTCGCGAAGAAGGCTATTGGTTTACCAATAAAGGTGTTAGCACTTATATCACTGGCACTCATTATATGTACTTGCAATGGTCCAAAATTGATGTTGGGAAGCCAGACTTTCGAGAAGCAAACAGATTATTCTTTTTATTCTGGGAGGCATGCAAGGCAGATAAGCGATGCTATGGGATTTGCTACCTTAAGAATAGACGGTCTGGATTTAGCTTCATGTCAAGCAGCGAGACAGTTAATCAAGCTACAATCTCTTCAGATGCTCGATTCGGAATCTTATCGAAGACTGGTAGCGATGCAAAGAAGATGTTTACCGACAAGGTCGTACCAATTTCAACCCACTACCCCTTCTTTTTCAAACCAATCCAGGATGGAATGGACCGCCCCAAGACAGAGCTCGCCTTCAGGGTACCAGCATCAAAGCTCACAAGAAAGTCCATCACCAGTGCAGCCAGCTCCAAGCCCGAAGCGCTCGAAGGGCTCGATACAACAATAGACTGGAAGAACACAGGTGACAACTCATATGATGGTGAAAAGTTAAAATTATTAGTTCACGATGAATCTGGTAAATGGGAAAGACCAGATAATATATTAAACAATTGGAGAGTAACAAAAACAACCCTTAGGTTAGGTAGTAGGATAATAGGAAAATGTATGATGGGATCTACATCAAATTCCTTAGCTAAAGGTGGTGATAACTTTAAAAAATTATACAATGCTTCAGACGTTACAAAACGAAATAGGAATGGACAAACAAGCTCTGGATTATATAGCTTATTCATACCTATGGAATGGAACTACGAAGGATTTATTGACGATCGCGGAATGCCTGTCTTTGAATCTGGAGATACTAGCCGTTGCGACAATTATGGAGAAACAATTGGAACAGGAGTTATTGAGCACTGGCAAAACGAAGCAGACGGTCTTAAAAGCGATCAAGACGCGTTAAACGAATTTTATCGTCAATTCCCGCGTACAGAAGAGCATGCGTTTAGAGACGAAACAAAAAATAGTATATTTAATTTACAGAAGATATACGAGCAAATAGATTACAATAACGATTTAAAAAGTTCAGGATTTGTATCTAAAGGTAATTTTCAATGGGAAAATGGTATAAAAGATAGCAAGGTTATATTTATGCCGGAATTAAAAGGAAGATTTAATATCTCTTGGATTCCACCTGTACAGATGCAAAACATTGTAATTAATGAACGAGGAAGAAAATCTCCAGGTAATGAACACTTAGGGGCTTTTGGATGCGATAGTTACGATATATCCGGAACGACAGATGGTCAAGGATCTAAAGGAGCATTGCATGGTTTAACTAAGTTTAGCTTAGATGAAGCCCCTTCTAATAGTTTTTTTCTTGAATATGTATCAAGACCACCAACAGCAGAAATGTTTTTTGAAGATGTATTAATGGCTTTAGTGTTTTATGGTATGCCATTATTAGCGGAAAATAATAAACCAAGACTTTTATATTATTTAAAAAGAAGAGGATATAGAGGATATTCTATGAACAGACCGGATAAGAGTTACACTAAATTATCTGTAACAGAAAAAGAAGTGGGTGGAATTCCAAACTCTTCTGAAGATATTAGACAAGCACACGCAGCAGCTATTGAATCATATATAGATAGACATGTAGGATTAAAAGAAGATAACAACTATGGAGATCTTTATTTTGATCGTACATTAAATGATTGGGCTTTGTTTGATATAAATAAAAGAACAAAATTTGATGCAGCAATAAGTTCAGGGTTAGCAATAATGGCTTGTAATAAAAACAAGTATGCACCTGCTGTATTTAAAACAACAAAAAAATTAGAATTTGAATTTAAAAAATATAATAATCAAGGAAATTTTTCAAAAATATTAAAATAAATGGCAAAGTCACACCCAACAGGATTATTCCCGAGTCAATCAGTATCTAATGCAGAGAAGTCAAGTTTAGAATATGGACAAAAGATAGGAAGAGCTATTGAATCAGAATGGTTTAAAAAAGATTCTGGTACTTCAAGGTATCAGTCTAATCGTGAAAATTTTCATAGATTAAGATTATATGCAAGAGGAGAACAATCAATACAAAAGTATAAAGATGAGTTGTCAATTAATGGGGACTTATCTTATTTAAATTTAGATTGGAAGCCAGTACCTATTATTCCTAAGTTTGTAGATATTGTTGTTAATGGTATTGCAGAAAGAATGTATGATATAAAAGCTTATTCGTGTAGCCCAGCGGCAGTTCAAAAAAGAAGCAAGTACATGGAAAATGTTACAAGAGATATGCGAATTAAAAAATACGCTGACCAAGTACAACAAGAATTAGGGCTAAATATTTATAAAACAGATAAAGAAAAATTGCCTTATGATAAGTCTGAACTTGAAATTCATATGCAAATGGATTATAAGCAAGGTATTGAAATAGCACAAGAAGAAGCATTAAGAAATGTAATGGATAAAAACAAATATGAGCTAACTAAAAAAAGGTTAGATTATGACATAGCTGTTATTGGTATGGGTTGTGTAAAAAATTCATTTAATACTGCTGATGGAATTAATATAAAGTATGTTGACCCTTCTGATATTGTGTTTTCTTTTACTGAATCACCTTATTTTGATGATTTATATTACGTAGGGGAAATAAAAAAAATAAGCATAGTTGAATTAAAAAAAGAGTTTCCACAACTAACTGATGAAGAAATACAAGTTATAGAAGATAATGGATATGGTTCTGGTCATTTACTTTATAATAAATCATATGGAGCGGTAGACGGAGACGATGATGGGTTTGTATATGTGTTATATTTTGAATATAAAACTTACCAAAATCAAACTTATAAAATTAAAGAAACAACATCAGGCGGTAAAAAAGCTATTAGGAAAGAAGATACTTTTGATCCCCCTATAGATCAAAGAGCTAGATTTGAAAAAGTAAACAGAACTATAGAGGTTTTATATTCTGGTGCTAAAATAATTGGAAGTGAAAATGTTTTAGAATGGAAATTAGCTGAAAACATGACAAGGCCTAAATCAGATACTACTAAAGTTGAAATGTCATATAATATTGTTGCGCCAAGAATGTATAAAGGAAAATTAGAATCACTAGTTAGCCGAATGACTACCTTTGCTGATATGATTCAGTTAACTCATTTAAAGCTACAACAAGTGTTATCAAGAATGGTTCCAGATGGTGTGTTTTTAGATGCTGATGGAATTGCAGAAGTTGATTTAGGTAATGGCACAAACTATAACCCTCAAGAAGCTTTAAATATGTTTTTTCAAACAGGATCAGTTATAGGAAGATCAATGACTCAAGACGGAGAGTTTAATAACGGAAGAGTACCAATTCAAGAATTACAAAGCAGCAGTGGGGGAGCAAAAATACAAAGTCTTATTACTGCGTATAATTATTATTTGCAGAACATGAGAGATGTTACAGGCCTTAATGAAGCAAGAGATGGTTCAGCCCCAGATAAAAACGCTTTAGTAGGTTTACAAAAATTAGCGGCAGCAAACTCAAACACTGCTACTAGACATGTACTACAGTCAGGCTTATATCTTACTTTAAAAACAGCAGAAGCAGTAAGCTTAAGAATAGCGGATGTATTAGAATTTGCAAATACTAAAAATTCTTTTATAAATTCTTTAGGCAAGTTTAATTTAGCAAATCTGCAAGAAGTAGCAGAATTACATTTACATGATTTTGGTATATTCCTAGAACTTACTCCTGATGAAGAAGAACGTCAAAGATTAGAAAATAACATTCAAATGGCTTTGCAAAAAGACCAAGTTGCTTTAGAAGATGTAATTGATATAAGAGAAGTTAAAAACTTAAAACTAGCTAATCAATTATTAAAAGTTAGAAAAAGAAAAAAGATGGAAACTGATCAAGCTTTAAAAACTAGGAATATACAATTACAAACACAGGCTAACGCAAAAGCTGCAGAAGCGGCAGCAGCAACGGACATTCAAAAAAATCAAGTATTTTCAGAAAGCAAAATGAAAATTAATCAAGCTCAAACAGAATTTGATATAAAGAAACTTGAAAGAGAAGCGGCTATTAAAAAAGAACTTATGCTTCATGAGTTTCAATTAAACGTAAAGCTTAAAGAAATGGATTTACAAGTGATTAATGATAAAGACAAGTATCGTGAAGATAGAAAAGATGATAGAACAAAAATACAAGCTTCACAACAGTCTGAATTAATAGACCAAAGAAAAAATAATAAACCACCAAAAAAGTTTGAATCTGCAGGATTTGATAATTTAGGAGGCTTTGGATTAGAACAATTTGATCCTAAATAATAATTAAATAATAAAAAAATGGGTAAAGTAGTAAAAAACGATTGGACTGGTAGTATAAACGGTTCAGCATATTCAACAGCAAGTTCAGCTGCAATAACACCAACATCAGGCCATGTATGGGTTGCAATAACAATGCTATCCGATAGTGTTTTTGATAGTGGTAGTGGTTTAGTTGCAGAAAGCGCAACAACATATGTTAATACAGAAGGCATTGGAGCAGGAGCTGCAGGCTTAGTAGTTGACAGTGTAACATTCCCAAAAGGAGTAACAATTTATGGTCGTTGGACTGAAATTGATGTAGCTTCAGGAACTATCGTTGCATATCAAGGCTTATAAGGTTAATTATTCTTACCTTTATTAAAAGAATAAATACAATTATATTATATTATGTCAGAAGAAATTAAAGCAAAAGTTGTAGAAGGCGATAACCCGTCTATAGCTGAAAAAGAAACGAAAGTCCTTAAAAAAATGGGGCTTGATACTGGGACTGAAACAGTCACTAAAGTAGATTTAAGACAACCTAAAGAAGAAAACAATGCCACTGAAGAGCAAAGCACAGATGAGGTTTCTGTTCGCGACGGATCCGAAGCTAGCGAAGAAATACGTAAAAAAGACGAAACGCAACCTAAAGAGTCTACCGGAGAAAGTAAAGAAAAAGAAGAAGCGATAATTGAGGAAGTTGTAAATGAAGAGCCTAAAGCAAATCAAATAAAGACTGAAGAGCCTAAAGCAATTACGGAAAAAGAACCTGAAATAAACATACCAGAGGGTATTGGTGATCTTGTAAACTTTATGAATGAAACGGGAGGATCTATGCAAGACTATGTGCGATTAAATAAAGATTATGATAAACTTGATAATGATAATTTATTAAAAGAATATTATAACACAACAAAACCTCACCTTAATTCTGAAGAAATTAACTTTTTAGTAGAAGATAATTTTTCGTATGACGATGAAATAGATGATGCCAAAGATATTAAAAGAAAGCAGTTAGCTTTTAAAGAGGAGCTTGCAAAAGCAAAAGCGCATTTACATGGGCAAAAAGAAAAATACTATAAAGAAGTGAAGCCTTCTGCTAATTTGAATTTAGAGCAGCAAAAAGCAATTAACTTTTTTAATAGATACAGTAATGAGCAGCAAGAGGCGGCTCAGGTTAAAGAGAAAGCGACAAATACGTTTAATCAAAAAACAAATGAAGTTTTCAATCAAGAATTCAAAGGTTTTGATTTCGATATTGATAACAGGAAATTTAAATTTAAACTAAAAGATGTTGATAAAGTTAAAAATACTCAAATGGACATTATGAATTTTATAGGAAGTTACCTAGATAATGATAAAGTTACATTACAAGATGGGTATGGTTATCATAAAGCATTATTTGCCGCACAAAACGCTGATAGCATAGCTAATCATTTTTATCAGCTTGGTAAAACAGAAGCCGTAAAAGAAATCTCAGCAGAGTCCAAAAATATAAACATGGACCCGAGACAATCTAGTGGTGGTTTTGTTGAATCAGGAGGAATAAAAGTAAGAGCAATATCAGGAGACGATAGTTCAAAGCTACGTATTAAGTTAAAAAAATAGATAATAATTAAAATTAAAATAAAATGGCAGCAATAACTCCATCAGCTGGAGGCTCG